TGTGGAAGGACCTTGAGGAGCAAAGCCTGGAACAACAACGCTAGTTCCTGTAGGAAGGTTTGCTCTGAGACTTAAGTCTTTTTCGTTAATTTGTACACCGGGTGAAGAGATTGTCAATGCCATATATTTTACTTATCAATTTTTAGATTATTTTTTTTATGTTAACAGGGAGTTGATTTAGTAATATTTATTTGATTATACTGAAACTGTGCTGTTGTTTCCAGTATTTCTCCGTCTCTGTAAGAATAGTTAATGCCACCAAGTGTTGTGATGAAAGCGTTAGAATAAACAAATTCTGCTACAGTCTGATTGTATTCGTTTAGAGCAAGAATAGAAAGATTTGTTTGGTATTCGGTATTATTTCCCGCCTGTATAATATCCTGCTTGGTTATTTGATCTAAAGGAGTTCCATCATAGTTAGAATATTTTGGATCATTTAGTAAGGCAAGCCACTTCCACAACACGTAGTAATTTTTGTATTCGTTGTCCACGACAAAATTAACTGTTAGAGGAGGATAATTTGGACGAGAATGAGATGAGAAGTTTGCACTCTGTCCACCATATCTAGCTTCAACTGCTGGAATATTAATATCTGGAACAATTGTTCCATACACACTCATTTGTAAGCTCTCAATGTCTAAAGAAGAATCCGTATTGGCTCTCTTTCTTAATAACGATGGAAGTTCTAATACAAGAATAAACTTGTCTTTAGAAGCTCTGTTTAAAGAAGATTGTACTGTAGGATTGCTCATTAGCTAGAAGGAAGAAACGGTGTGAATCCCATACCCATTAAGGAATCCATATCCATATCGTCGTATTGATACTTATCGTATTTTACTTGTTCTTCGGGAGTAAATTCTAATTTAAAAGGACGCTCGTGTGTTTGAATATTATTATCCGGATTTGGATTAGTAATTACTTTGGAGTTTTCGAAATCTAAACTTTTCAATTGAAAATTATCGGGGTTGATAGCCCAATACCCATTTGAAGTAATTTTCATGGGTTTATTTTGTGTATCATATTCAGCAATAGTAAAATATTGCTCGCATAGTTCTGATTCTAAAATGAATAATGACCAGACAAGGGCCATAATCCTATCATCAAAGAAATTATCACTCCGTTTCTTAAAGATACCGTTTGGCTGTCTAACAAATGTTTCGAATTCTGAAATAGTTGTGGGATCATTGATAGCTACTACCTCAAGGTGATTGACCCAATATCTCATGTTCTGAATGCCGTCAAATTTAATATTAGTGTGAGACAAAACACCCATGTTACGAGTTCTGTTGTACTGATCCTTTTCTGAAATCTTTGAATAACATACAATTTTTTCGTATTGATGCTTATAATAAAGGGCGTCAATTACCTGAGCTCCGCAATTGTTTCTTTCAATTAACATTGGAGGAAGTCCCCACGAGCTTCCAATCATACTAAGCTTATTTGCAAAATGGTAAGGCTCGATTGTTGTAGAACCGTATACGGCTACTTGTTTAATGTTTTGGAGGTCCGTTACGTCTAAAACTTGAGCAACAGAAGCAGCTCTTCCAATACCTTCCCCTACGTCCACTCCAATGACATACAAATTATTTTGGTTTGGGTATTCGTAAACGATATATTCTTGATCCTCTGAAGTCCATATAGCTTCTTTCTTTTCTCTTTTAAATTTTTCAATAACGGATGCTCCGACAGCTGAAGATGCATCATCTAAAAATTGATTGCCAAACTCCTGATTGAATTTTTCTTCAGATCCACCAAGAGCAGAGATCATGTCTTGCTTCCACTCTTCGTCTCTTCCTGGGATTTCCCACCAATCAATTCTCTCAGCCTTCCAACCTTTCATTGTTCCCTTTTCTGCCCCCGAAAATATTTCATAGAATTTATTTCCGATGCCATTGGGTGTAGATACCATTAGAATTTTAGACTTTTTGCCGGAAGAAATTGATGGAATAACCGAAGACCAAAACTCTTCAAGCAAGTGAGGTTCGATAAAGGCTGCTTCATCGATAGCCAACGCGTTAAGAGTGTCACCACGAATAGAAGTAGCAGTTGTAGTTGATACAATTACACTAGAATCGTTTCCAAGAGTCATTCCTGTCTTACCATATTCTTTTACACCAGGCTTAATATAATTTGGTAATTGTTCGTACGCCATTCTAATACGTTTAAAAATATTAATCGCTGTGGTTTCTTTGTTTGCTACAATAGCTGCTCTGTGATCATCATGAAAGCAAGCCATCCATAACACAAAAATGGTTAAGATGGTCGATTTGCCACTCTGTCTCGACTGCATGAGAGCTGTAAATCTATTATTTACGAGAGATAATAAAGCTCTTTTTTGAGCATCATATAATTGAATTTTTTGCTTTCCGTTGTCAAGAGTTACAATGTAGAAGAAATTTTCCGCAAAATAAATAATATCTTCTTTGCATTTCTGCAAGTCAATAACCATGTCTGCAGTGAACTCGTACTCAGCTCCAGCGACAGGAACGTTCTTTGAACCTCTATAATAAAAGGATTCATCTACAGGATTTTCGTTGATGATTCTGTTTTCTTTATTGTTATAACCTTTTTCTAAAAATTTATTATCATCCAAAAACGAATCCATATTAGACTCTTCATTGCTCTTTGAGAGCTTGCTTTGCTTATAGCGTTCTACCTCTCTATTTTCCTTTACAATCTCTATTTCTTTTTTTGGACGGCCGACGGGACGCTTTTCAGGAAGCTTTTTTGGTCTACCTCTCTTGGGTTTATTTCTACTACCTTTTGGACGACCCTTTCTCAAACCTTCGTCCATTTGAACTTTTTCGCTCATATCTATGGTCGATTATTTGCAATATCAATAAAAGTTGAACGGAGATGGTCTACTAACGCTCCTTCATCTTTTGCATTTTGAGCATTAAAAATACAAACCTTGTCTCCTTCTAAAGAAAAGCCAACGATAGCAAAACAGCTAAGATATTCTTCTACAATTGTCGTGAGATGTCCTAGATCTTTTTTATGGCTGGATGTTTTTTGTAAAAGCTCATCTTTGTATTGTCTCAGTGCTTGAGCAAATACCTGCTCTATGTTGATTGTTTCTGCTTTAGAAAGGGGCAACAAATCCTCATCCTGTAAAGGAGGTGTTTGTTTTTTTCTTCTACCTCTTTTCGAGGGCTTTTTTTCGTCCATAAAGCTACTTAGGATGTAGCTTTACATTTTCAAGCTTAAGAAGCGTTATTCGCTGAAGTGGAACTTCCAACAATTCCGTTTTTAATAAGATGCTCTACAACAATCTCAAACGAACTAGTTTTTAGTCTAAGTTTTCCAGGAATGTACTGACCTCCGTCAGACAACTCAAAAAAGGATTCTCCAAGATATGGATCGTTTACCCAGCAAGTACAAAAGACTGAAGAAATCTTCGGTTCAATCACGATAGTCCAAGCTCTTGGATCTGCCTTTCCATAGTCAGTAAAAACTTTGTGAGCAACGTAACCAGAATCACGAAGACGCTTAAGCATATATCCAAGAGTTGTAAGTTTGTTAGCCATAAAGATATTTAGTTAACTTACTTTACAAGTCCAGAGATAATATACTTTGTTAAAGGCGTATCAAACTTAAAAACTTTTAGCTTATGATTGATACTAACTGTGATGTTCTCAGAATTAAAACTAAGAAGCAAAATGTTTTGAATATTAAGAGGAATACTTTCGTGCATTTCTTCTCCTTGAAATGATTCAGAAGCCTCGATGTTAATTTCATTTGTATTAAATTTCTGTTCGTCTCCAATTTTTGCAATAACTTTCTTGCCATTAGTAGAAAAATAAAGCTTTTCTGCATCAGGAACAATAGAATTAAATTTTAAAATGTCCGAAAGCTTAGCCTTAGTTAGAATAAAAGTAGTATCAAAGGTTAATTGACTAAGCTTTTCTTCGTTAATAGCCTTTTTGTTGCTAATATAAGAGTCGTCAAGCAAATGATACTTAAATGAAATAGTTGGACTGTTATACTTCACTACATTAGAATCTACATCAAGAGAAATAGTATCATTATCAATGCTTGCAAACAAACGAAGAAATGTTTTTGAATCAGGAATAATACACTTGAATGGTTCCTTGGTTTTGCAAGGAATTGATACTAAAAGAATTGTAGAATTATCGGCTGATGTAACCAATGTCTTCATATAAGATCCATCACTTGAAAAATCCAAGCTAACGTTGTCTGCTAACTTACTAGCTGGAGCTAAAAGATTTTCGACCAGATCCCTTTTACTAAGATTGATATTCATTCTTTGGTAGACTTTGACTTAGAAGCAGACGAATCAATATTCTCAATAGCTCTTGCAATGCGCTCAAGATTCTTATTAATCTTCTCAAACAACTCAAACCCAGGAGAGCCAGGAGGTGGAAACGAAAACTCCATTTGGTTTTGATCTAATGGGTTTTGCCCCTGAGTTGGCTGTGGAGCTGGAGCAGCTCCAATAGGATTGATAGTCTGCTGTCTAACGGCTGGAGCTGGTTGTGCGACTGGTTGAGAAGGCTCATCATATCGTGGATAAGACATTTCTGCTTCTGCGTTAACAGCATCCATAATCCTTTTTTGTTCGGGAGTTATATTTGAACCAACGTTTCGATTATTTCCTACGAGAATTTGTTTAGGATCCAACCGAACAGCAGGTCCAGCCATATTGCTTTGTTGGGTTGTATATTCATCAACTCGTAAGAGTTCACTTCCGAAAATTTGAGCGAGTTGTGCTGCAGCTAATTTGTCTTCTGTTATCATATGTAGTCGAATTATATACTAAGCGAGATGTTTGTCAACAAACGTCTAATGGTTTTAGCATGCCATAAATGAAGAAATTCATAGGTTAACATTAAATAGGTTAATGAAAAAAACGTTTTATACCTATATTCTTGTTAATAGTTTGGATAATCAGCCTTTCTATGTTGGTAAGGGATCTGGCACAAGAATGTATCAGCATTTAAGAGAAGCCACGAGATCGACTTTTACAAAAAGATCTGTGCATTGCAAGATTTTATCAATCTTGAGCCAAAAAGGAAAAATTAAGTATGAGAAGTTTGTTGCCAAGAACGAGCAAGCTGCTTTTGATAAGGAAAAGGATTTTATAGCCACGTACGGAAGAAAAGATATTGGAACGGGAATTTTGTGCAATTTGTCAGACGGAGGAGAAGGGAGCACCAACATCAATCCTGAAAGTGTTAAAAGGAGGGCCGAGAAGCACAGAGGAATGAAGCGAAGTGAAAAAGCTAAACAAAACATGAAAGAAGCTCAACTTCGAATCATTGCTGAGAGGGTTGCTAAGACAGGAAATAAAGTTTCCGACGCGTCGAGAAAAAAAATGTCTAAAAGCAGAAAAGGAAAACCGTGGTCAGAAAACGCAAGAGCTGCAGAGAGACACAAGCCAACAGCTATTTCTGTAATAGCTCACAATAAGAAAACTAACGATTTTGTTGGGAAATGGAATAGTATATCAGAGTGTGCGAAAGAGTTAAATTGTGAAGCAAGTAGTATATGGAAAATATTAAATGGCTGGACGTCGAAAGCTCCAGACGGCACGGTGAGACCGTTTAGATCCCACCGTGGTTATATATTCAAGAGAGCTGATTAGCGCAACCCGCCAGGAATGCCTTTATGGATTACCGCAGATGCACTAAAGTTATGGAGGCTTTCCACGTGCTCAGTCGATACAGCAAAATCAAAAATCTTACCATCGTTGTACATCTGATCAAGGCCTTGATAAAATAAGCGTGAGGCATCCTCGGTAAATACTAATGCACAATTTTTTTCTGAAAAAGCCTGCTCGTCGCGTCTCTTGCATATAACCAATACCTCCGTCGGAACCTGTTTACGAGCCATTTCAACAACGTCTTCGATGTATACAGGATTCTTAGGATCAAACTGAATTGTAATTTTTGCAATGGATCTTTGACTATGCGCATTAGCAGCTCTTCCTCGTTTTAAGATTGCATCCTGAGCTAGCTCAAATGAGCAAGGGCACGTAGAACTATAAACATAATCTACTGTAAGATAGAACTTGTAATTCTGGTCATGCTTCTGGCCTTCCAGAACACAATTGTAGTAGATATACCCCTCCATCTTTTCGTGGCTAAGCTTGACACCGTCGACAACTCTAAATACCTGTTCGTCTGGTGCATCTGCTGGAAGCTCTTTCCGTGTACGTAGAGCCTTTTGAACCCAAGGATACTTGAACTTCATCTTACAATACACATCCTTAGATCCTTGCTTCTTTTGTAGAACGTCAAGAATATGGGTAATACCGTCGATTGAAATGTGACTTGCAATTTGTTCGTGCATAACAATCGGAAACCGACTAAGATTTAATCCCTTCGCGTTTGGATTATCTACCGAACCATACAACGAAACCGATGTAGTCAGTTTTTCCGTAGTGCCGTCCCTGCGGATAAAGTTAACAGGAAGATCTACTCCAGAAACTCCAACCTTATTAATTGGAACTCTGGCTCCCAACACCACAGGATCTACCTGTGGATCTGGAAGATCCTTATCTTCTGGATAGTACTCCTCATCATACTCAAATTTGAGGTGAGGCATATGTTTAGAATAATCTGCAAATGTGTTTTCCATATGTTTATAATAAAATTTCTATAATAGATGTCAACTTAAATCTTAAAGGTCTGCAAGAAGCTTCTTGAGTTTATCGTCGGTTGACTCGTCTGTTTCAACGGTATCTGTAGAAGCTTGGTATTTTGGTTCGCTCTTATGAGCCGGAGCCGTATAGGTCTCCTCCTCCTCTTCTTCCTCAACATCTGGAGCGGATCCAGTCGTAAGATTAAAGAAGTGCTCGTCAAGCATACGTTGCATTTCTGCTGTAGTGGTCTGCTTATTGACTGCAGTCAGATCATGCAGAGTTCCATAGACTGCTTCAACATCAACGTCAATTGAAGAAGGAGAGAGAAATTTGGAAGAAGCATATGTGACATACTGCTTTGCTCCGCGAGTGTTACCAGTACGAGCTTCACACTTAATGCGAAGAGTGGAACCACCTTCAATATCAAAAACCTTCTCGACACCAAACTCATCAGCATCATCTCCCTTCAGGGCACTGTCGATAATCTTTGCAAGTTCCTTTCCGTAGCGAAGAATCTTGACCTTTCCTTCGTTCTCAGGGTTCTCTGGGTCAGAGACTACATACACATTGACCATCCAGGCCTCCTTACGAGAAAGGACAGAAGCTGCAGCCTTTTCTGACTCAGTACCAGTACGGTAGGTCTTAAGATAGTAAGCATCAATTGGGCAAGATTCCCCAAATGTCGTAGGACAGAGAGCTGTAACAAACTTGCCAGTAGAGTTGGAGTTCCAACCATGATTGTAGTAGTGAAAGATTGAATCGGCTGGAGCCTTTGGATTAGGAACAAGACGGACCTGATAGGTGTTTCCTGGAGTAAACTTAAGAATCTCCTTGTATAGAGCATTACCTCCACCGTTCTTCTCAGAAGAGGTAAGAGATTGCTTGATGGCGTCGAACATTGATTTTGTGTTTGTCATATTGCTGTTTATATTACGTTGTTTTTGGATTTCGTCAACTCAGAATAAATGAAATTATCTATAGTAGACAAAGCTTTTTTAAGATATGGCTGCAACTCTTTCGAGGACATGTACATACTTCTTAGTTGTTTAAATTGCTCAATAAATTCACTTACAAAAAATCTTCTAATGTCTTCAGCAAGCGTTTGTACAGACGAATATATATCTGGAAACTCCATCATCACGTAAATATTAATCTTGTTCTGTTTGTAGTGCGTCATCCATGCAAACACATCAGAACTTCTATGATTTGGATATTGATGCAAAGATATATTGTTTTCTATACAAAACCTAGCAATAAACTTTAAAGACTCTTTTACGCTTTCAATTTGGGAATCAGGATTTTGCAAAAATATTTGCTTTTTGTATGTTGTATAAGCCTTCACAGCTCTCATTGTTGAGAAATAGTCGAGACCAAAATACTCAACATCTGGATATAACTTGTAAGGAGCCTCAAAAAATGTAGTCGGATCGATCTCAGGATGCTTTTTAATAAGAGTAGCTATTCTCTTTAAAAACTTATGCTTTTCTGTTGCAACAATGGTTGAAAAATCTTTTTTTATTTTGAATGGTTTGTTTTTAAGAGAACGCGAAACAATAAGGTGTTTATTATAAAGAAGGCGCTCTAATTCTGTTAGCTCATCCATAAAGGTTTATCATACAACAAACGCGTGCTAAATCAACTACTTCCTCTAAGACTCGAGCATTGTTCTTTTAGCGGCTTTTTTACCGTTTGCTTTTCTGATTACACTTTTGGTAAACTTGCTCTTGACAAGCGTTGGGTGTAAATACAACAAAGAAAGGATAGATTCTTTAAAGGAATCTGATGCTGTAATTTCTGTAAAGAAGTCTTGGTACTTGGGGCTTTCAAATAAAAGAACAAACAGCGTAGTTACGTTAATCTTTTTGTTTTCGAGCATCGAAATGAATGATCCGGCTTTGAGCACACCGTCTATAAATTCTCTGGACCGAATTCTATCTAAAGGATTAGCGTTTGATGTGTCGAGTTCTAAGTTAGCAGAAAACATTGTAACGGTATTTAACCGTTATTCTGTTGGCTTCAACATCTTAGTAAATTCAATAAACTCTTCTGTAATGTTTCCTCCAGCTGCAGCAGCATGGCCACCGCCGTTAGCAATTCTTTGTACAAATTTGGAAACGTCCACTAAATGGTTTGTTGGAGATCTCCTTACAGCAATTCTTTTTTGCTCAACCATCACAGCAATTGCTACTTCTACTTTATATTTTTCGAAAAGAAAGTTGCAGCATTCAGCAACATATTTGTCACAGAAGACTGATCCAACTTGAACAGGAGTTCCTTCAAACTCAACAATTCCGATAAATGGTTTCAATGTATTCAAATATTCTTTTCTATGCTTCTTGTAGAGCAAGATAGTGTTTGATTTGAATTTATCAAAAGGTTTAAAACCTTCATAATAATCTTCGATGAAGGACGCAACCTTATTTTTTGTACTATGATAGACTATATTAAGGTCTTCTGAGAGAGTAGTTGCTCTAGTGTTTGAATCCCAATCATCTGCAAGAGCAATCAAGGTCTTTTGGGCTACTGTAACTGGCAAATTGTTGGGCTCGATAAGATTTTTGTAAATTAATTTGGTACATGAACTAAAATTAACAATCGTTGTTTTGGCGTTCTTAAACGGATAAAGATTTGTTTTATGGTGATCAATAATAGTTACGTTTTTTCTATCAATTTTGTCTCCTACCTTTGATACATCTAAATCCAAGAAATACAAAGGGGTGTCTTCAGTCGTCCTTGCGAGGAGTTTATCAACATCCTCTTCAAGTTTCATAGGTGTTGAGACAGCGTAACTTAGTTTTTTTCCAACAGCCCAACAGAGTGCAAGATATGACGTTAAACCATCAAGATCACTATGCATCATTACTGTTGGCTCTTTAGTCATTAGAAAGTTTATTTAACGCATCATCAACGCTTCTGACAACATTGTCTGTAGATGGAGTATCATTTTCAAAATAATCCAACGACGTTTCTTTTAGAGTCAATGTGTTGTAGTTACATCTAAAGGCCCCAGAGCCAAAATTAGGACCAAAACGATTTTTCATCATTCCCATGTTGATAACTCCCATCTCGCGGCTCTCTTCATCTTGCCAAATAGAGCACATTACATCCGTTGTAGCAGCTAGTCCAATACTCTCAGATACTCCTTCCATACCAGGACTCACAGTGTTGAACGACCCCCTATTGAGTTGTGTAGCACTGACAATTGGCAGACTATGTTTAAAGGATAAAGCTCGTAGATGCTCACAAATTTCCTTCACAGATTCGTATGAATTAAGATTCTTAGCAATAGGATGAATTAAGTTTACGTAGTCAACTACAATAATATCCGGAACAAACCCTTTGTGTTTAAGTTTTGTGATGAACGAATCGATCTGTCTTACTGTAACAGTCTTCGGTGGATATTCTTTAATGACTAAACGGCTGCTAAGAGTTTTCTTAATATTGTCTACTTGCTCTTTCAGTTCATTAGTAAAGGTTTTCAAATCTCCATGAGGAATTTGTGTGAGTTGGCTGCTAATTCGCTTTGCGTACATGAACTCAGACATTTCCAATGTAACAAGTAAAACATTTTTATCAGCAAGTACCATATTTGCTGCAATATTTCCTAATACAATTGATTTACCCACGTTGACTTGGCCAGCAAAAACTGTAAGTGTTTTCGGAAACAGTCCTCCCTCACACTTATCATCAAAAAACTTCCACCCGGTTGGAATAGGGTTATACGTAGAAGTAAGCTCTTTTGTAAGACGCTCAATGTCCTCAAAATACCAATGACCGAGGTTTTCGGAAAGTGTAATATTGTATGCCTTTTCAAACTCAACAAGTGCTTCTTCAATTTGAAATGATTGATCAGAAAACTTATCAGCTACGTTAAGAATAGTCTTGTATATAAAACGCTCTCTAAGAAAGCGCTCAGTGTTTATAGCAAGTTCATCCTTGTTAAATGAAGTTTGTAACTGTGCTATCTTTGATTTTGCGTCATCTAAAGCCTTTCTATCGTCATCAGACGTCATCCGAGCTTTAAGCTCTGTAATTGTAGGTACAGACCCTCTTTGAGAAAAGAACTCAGTTATTTTACTAACAATTTTGCCGATGCTTTTATCTACGAATAGAGATGGATCTAAGTGAGATACAATGGAGCTTAAATACTCTGGATCTGATAGGGCATTAAACAATAGAATGTTTTCAAAATAATCCAAGTCAAGCTTGGGCTGAATAGGAGTTTTACTCATGCGTTAAATGTTTGTTGTGAATACATTTTATCTTTTTCAAAACTTTATTGATAGTTTTCTGTTTGTTCTGTCTATAATCATCTTCCCATACAATAATACACGGGAGTTTGGTTTCTTCTACTAAAAATTTAATTCTGTCTGTGTCCCTTTTCCATATACTATAAGCTGTGGGATTGTCGTTTGCTCCGTTTCTAACTCGAATTATGTCGTCTGCTTTAAATTTTCTAGGATCAGCGTGCCAAAATGTTCCGTAAAACTCAATTATACAAACATTTGGAATTAAAAAATCTACTATATATCTTCCGATCTGTTCTTCGACACATATATAGTGTTGGGTGTTATTAACTAAATTTTCATAAAAATCTATAGAAATCTTGCTACGATTGTTTTTATTTTTGTTTTTTTTACCGAATAAACCTTGAGATTCGTCTTTAGAGTATGAAAGAAGTCTTTTTTTGTTAAATTCACACTTTCGGTCTGGATTCCAACGTGAAATGGTTAGTCGTCGGTTTTCTACATGATGCTTTACACAATCAGGATTTCTCATATTGTGTGTAAATCCAGTTTTGTTAAAATATGTCTGTTGAGATTTTTTGGCGGCGTTCCTTTGATAGTTTAATCCGTACTTTTGTATTTTGGTTTCTTTTGATTTGGTGTGGAAGTCTGGCTTATTAAAGCTGCAATCATATCCAAAACGCTTTAGACACGTTTGTCTGGCTTTATCTTTTGTTTCTGTACCATTTCTTTTACTAGAACATTTTTTACATCTTATT